TCTCATTATGTATCTCCTAATCTAATAAAAGTAGCAGATAACTGCGTTTCAGAGGTATTTGCAGAATAAGTAGTCGTTGCCGCAGAAGTTGCTCTAAATTTTATCTTATGTGTAGATACATTACTTATATCAAACATGTGTGCTGCTGATATACAGTCAAAAAAAGCAGTGGTAGAAACACCACCGTAAAAATTTGCAATATTGTTATAAGTACCATTATCTGTCGTGTAATAATATTCAACACCAGCATACATTACAGTGTTACTAGTTGGTCTAACAGTAGTCCAGAAGATTACATTCCAAATACCTGTTGAGGGAAATGTAAATACCCCACTTGATTCAGACATTCCTGTACCTAATTTGTCCCAACCAGTATTATCCACTCTTTCCCAATTAGAAGTTATAAATGATGAACCATTTACATCAAAAGAAGAGCTTACTCGCCATTGATCTGCCTCTGTTATTCCAGCAGTTATTCCAGAAAGTTTTGTGCTTGCGATTGCTGCACTTGCGTTTATATCTGCATTTACAATAGAGCCGTCTACAATATTTGCTGAATTTATCTGTAATCCAGTGATTGTATCGTTTGAGCCGTTAAGTACTAAAGCCATTATGGAATCGTTACAACAGAGGGACTATTTATTGTTAGTGTAGCACCAGATGCAATAGTTAATGGCCCTGCAACTAAAGCGTTATGATTTGATGAAATTGTATAACTATTATTCATTTCATTTTCAGATTCAAAGAAAATCTGCTCACCGCCTCCACCAGTTCCACCACCACCACCAGCATCTGCATACTCAAGCTGACCAACTGCTGTTGCACCAGAACCAGAAATACTTTTAACTTTTAAAACTTTATCAGCAGCAATTTGGTTATCTGGCAAAATTAAAGTATATGATTGACCAGCACTATGAGCTGGGGATTTAATTTTTACACCATGACTGTTTTGATTGCAGTTAAGCTGTAGCGTACCATCATTAGTATTTCCTTTAATTTCAAATAATCCTGTTCCGTTTGGTGTAACTTTTATATTTCCGTTTGTTGTAGATGTATTTATTTCTCTTGCTAAAACGTCTAGGTTTCCTCCAAGTTGAGGTGTTGTATCGTCAACAACATTCGCAATACCTGAGGCACCTCCTAAATTTTCCCAGTTGCCGTTGTTGTAGCCCTCATAGCGGTTTAATTGGCTGTTATGACGTATCATACCCACTGCTGGAACATTGTCTCTAGCGTTTGTATCTCCGCTTGGTATTGTTATAGATGATGTGACATTAAAAGTTGCTCTTGCCGTAAATGTATTTGCTGAAGATAAAGAAGCATGACCAAAGTTTGTCTGACTTACATCCCCTAAACTTACAAAAGCATTATTAGCAGCGTTTCTAATTTTTAAAGTATTACCATCAATGTGTTGTACATAAGCTGCAACACCGATTGACGGATCACCAGAGCCTTGATTGGTAGTGCTTAGTGCAGCAATTATTTGGTTGAGCTTTGTTCTTACAACAAGACCAGTTCCGTTATCAACTGTAAAACCAGAACCACCAGTATTATCAACTCTTGCCATTTAATTTAAAGCAATTTTTTCTATAATAGCTGTTTTATCCACCTTTACCAAACCCTACAGCAGTAAAATTAAAGTTTCTATTTACTGAAGCTCCAGAACTGTTTTTAAATTGTACTTTAAATGATGAAGCTGTGATGTCAGATAGTGTGAAAAAGTCCCCAGCTTGTAGGTCACTTGCAGTAATACCAATAGAGGGTAATTGACTATTTGCGCCCAATAAAGAACTTGTGCCAACAAAAAAAGGAGAATCGAAAGTTACTGTAGTTAAACCGCTTGATGTCTGTGTTCCTGATTCTGTTCTTCTTTGCAAGCTTGCTGTATAACCTAGTTCTGTGACTCTGATTGTTTGGGCTGAATCATTTGAAGTCAAAGTAGTTCTAAACTTAAATCCTCTACCCCTGTAAGTACCATTTGCAAAAGTTTGAAAACCAGCGTAAGTTGCAGAACCAGAGCTAGGGTCATCTTGAGTTACATTTATTTCAGTAATAGCATTGACATCAACACTCCCAGTACCGTCAAAATCTTGTAAGTCATCAATAAGCCCCCTGCTATCAATCAAGTCATTTGGATAAATAGCATTAGATTTTAAATGTCTTTTAAGGTCTAAGGCAAATACACCCCCTAAATCTAAAAAAGTCCCCCCAGCACTACCGCCAAATTCATAAGTTCCTGATGGTGCAACACCCCCAACAAAGTCAATACTTGTTTCATTGTCAAAATTAGCAATAGTATCAAATAAACCAACACCAGCTAAAGTCAATGAATTTGATGCACTATCAAAAGCTGTATTTACTTTTGTTCCTTGAAATTTTGGGTTGTCGTTATCTTCTCTCCTAGTTTGTGCTATTAAAGCTGGTACTGGGTCTGGTGGGTCAATAATTACAGATGTTTCTCCAGTACTAAACCGCCCTCCATCATCTTGCGCCCTAAGAATTACCTCTCCAGCTAAAATCGGTATTTCAGCAGAGCTTGTATTACCAGCAACAGCAGTAACAAGGTCAGTTGCATTTGAAAAAGTACCATTTCCTGTAGTGTCTGGGGTATGCCTGATGAAAATTTTTCCCCCTGCGACCACATCTGCCTCCGTTGGTGGATTCCATCTAAGCCTTGCAAGCTTATCTGTTAAAGGTTCATAAGTAAGACCAGTAATATTTGCTGGTGGTGCTGTTTTTCCCACAGCGTCAAAAGTTAATTCTGCTGGTGTTCTACTTGGCTCATTCAGACCATTAAAAGAAAATACTCTAAATTCATATCTACCAGCCTGACTATTTACTATTTCAGCCTCACTAGAAACTGTTTCAATTTTTGTAAAACTTCCATTATCCACTCTGTAGTGAACTTCATATTTACTTACACCTAATTGCGTCTGCCAATCAAGTAAAATTTTTGCAACCGCTTTGTTGTTAATAATTACAATTTTTTCTTGTGCCTGTAAACCCTCTGGTGGATCTTTTATTTGAGTTAAAGTTGTAGTTGTTCTAGTAGGTAATGCTGTTCCATCTTCAACAAAAGCATATTTTCCTTCATTATGTTCAAGAGCCGATATGGAATAAGTAAGATCATCATTTTCAGTTACAGATACTACCCTCCATGTTGTTGTTTCTAAAGTTGAACTTTCTAAAACATAAGGTGCGTTTACATTAGGTGTAGTACTAAATGCAGAAGAAACAGTTATTGTTCCTCCTGACACATTGCTGATAGTTTTAGTTTCAACTGAGCCGTTAGGCATAACAACTGAAATTGTTGGGCTGTTTGTAGTTGGTATATCTGTTGAGGCTGAATCATCTAAAACAACAACTGTTGTACTTGTTACCGAAGAAAGCAAACCACCTCTTCTAACTCCAGCTTTTAATGAATCTGCAATTTCAATGATGTCTCCACATCTAACCAAAACACCAGCAGCAGCAGTCGTTGTAAAAGCACAACTTTCTCCAGAGTTTTGTTCATTAAATAAAAACCATTTTCCTAATCTGGCAGCTTGACCCCTAGAAGTACAAGCAAAAGCTTTTATAGTTTTTGTTTTTATTCCATATTTAGTCTGGGTGGCCGCATCAGCCTCAATAGTTTCAATATCTAATTCTTGAGTTACCATGTCAAGGTACTGAACATTGATAACTGTATGCCTTGTTTTTAGACTTGAGCCGTTATAAACAAAACCACTATCAGTAACATTTGAATTATTAAAGATATATTTTGTTGCTTTTCCTTCAGCATCTTGTGAAATAGCTATTGTACCAGCAGAGTAGAAAGCTATAGCCCTCATTGTGCTACACAAAGCGTTTATAATATTAAATGCATCAGCTTGCTGTGTGATATTTACATTGCAACTGAAACGTGGCTCAGTGCTTCCGTCACCATTACCAGCATCAATTAATGCTCCGCAATATTCACTAACAGATTTAAATGTAAATTTATCAAGAGAAGATTCAGCAATATCACAGCCATAACGATCATTTGTAAGCAAATCATATAAAATCCAAGCTGGATCTGAACACCACTCTTTGCTTGCTTTAAATGTTCCATCCCATGTACCAGCATAAGAAAGACTGCCATGAGTGGCATTTACTGTTGCATTTGATGGTATTTTTACTTTAATTCCTCTAATCCTATATACACGATTAGGTATTCTTGGGAATTTTTCAGCACTAAATCTTAAAGCCGTATGAGCAGTGTTTGGATATGCGTTTTGCTTCATTATGATATTTGTTGCAGAATTAAACCTAAACGCATTAACAGTGCTTGATTCTGTACTGTCTGGTGTTACTCTTTCAACTCTGATCTGTACTGGAAATGAAGTACCACTAGCAAGATTTATTAAATAATCTCTAAAATATGCGTTTGTTGATCTACCTTTTACAGTGTCATCAACTGCTGTTGTAGTTGTCCCATCATTTTCAATAACCTTTATTAATAAACGAACTTCTGTTCCATCTATACCACCTTCATCATTAAAGACTTGCATAGAGGGGAAATTTAATGTGACTCTTACAGCATTTATTGTTGATTGGGAAACTGTATGTGTTACTGGATTTGAAGTAGTAACAGTTGTACCTATTCCAACTTCTGTCTCAATATTTTTTATTCCAGAAATAAAAGTTTGATTTGCAGTGCCATCCCTAAAATCAAGGCCAACATCTTTAAAATTAAAATCACTATCTTGAGGTGAGCTAACACTTGCAGCCGCTTGGAGTATCGGTGTTTGATTTAAGAAAATATCTTTTTTAAAACTATTTATATAAGCTGTAGATGTTTTATCTGTTATTCCATTTTTTGATGCTGTTGCACTGCCCTCTATTTCTCCCTCAGACAATAGCTCTACTATCGTATTAAACTGCTTTGAAGATAATGCACCACTAGGTAAATCAGGGTTTGAAAAGGTTGTGCTTTGGTCAAATTCTTTAATACTCATTAGTTTGTACCCTCCACTTGAACTGTATCAATACCATTTGAAACCACAATAGAACCAACTAAAATTTCTCCATACGCCAAATTAACTGGTATACCAGCTTGAGAAATATTAGTCAGCCCTGTAAATGAATAGTTACTTGCCAATGCAGATGGGTCAAGTGGATCTTCTCTGTTCTGTTGCTGCGTGTTTTGTTGTGGAGAAAGTATATTATTTACGCCCTGAGTTATCATACTTAGAGCAACATAAGTAACTACAGTTTGAATAATTTTATTTTTGATGTATTCTTTAGCACCATATTTTAAAGCCAAGCCAGCAATAAACATGAAAAAATTACCATGAACTAAAGGAATGATTTTTATATCTTGATTTGTTCTAAGCGTTAAAAGATCTTTTGTTATTGGCTTATCTCCAACCTTTATACAAAAAACTTGTTTGGACATTTTTTCTTCAAGTCCCTTAAAATTACACCACAAAAAACTAAATGCTTCATGCGGTGAATTTACATCAGCCAAAAATTCACTTTGGCCTGTATATTTTCTTATAAATCCATAAACTTTTATTTTTTTAAGCATCTTCTTTCGGCTCAATTACAATCATTTTATCTAAATCTGGACAAACAAGATAAAAAGGTATTTGAACTGCATTACAACTTACAATATCTTCTTCTGAAAATTCCAATACATTTTGAGGGTGTGAATGAACTACACCTAAAACTTCACCTCTATCTTCACCATCTGCAAAGTCAAGTGGATCAATAATAAAAGATCCCATTTCAAACTCATAAGCTACATTTTTACACCTAAAATATTCAAGCCCGTTAGCTGTTTTTAAAAATAATCCACAGCACTCATTTGGTGCTTCTTCTTTTGCGTGTGCTATAGCCTCATTTTTTAAAAGCTCATTCATAATTAATTAACAAATGTACCAACACCATCAAAATCTTTTCTGGTCACTTGTCTTGCTGGCACTCTTTTATTTTGCATATCAAGCCTGTTTACTAATTCAAAAGAGACTAAATCTCTACTTTCTTGTATTTTTCTATCTATGAAATGTATTTCTTTAGGAAATTCATCAGAACTTGGTGTGCCAAAAGGGTTTGTGTTACCAGCAAAGTTACTAGCGTCTAAGGCATCTGCTGTGAGAGTTCTTCTTGTTACTTTGGCATCTAATAAGTCATTATGTGCAGTTATTAAATTTACAGTTGTTAACAAATCTGTGACTCTCAACACAGAACCAAGTCTTGTAATTCCTCCTAAATTACTCATTACCAGTGTAGGTCTTGGTATCTTGCCCTCTCCAGCAAACTCATAGCCACTTGCTTCAATAGGAAATCTCTCATAAGTATTTGTCTGCCATACTATATTTGCATAAGTATCTATATTTCCACCAGAATGAAAACGATAGATAGTAGGAACATTTGAGGGATTGCCAGTGGCATAGTGTAAACCTTCAACAAGTTCCAGTTCAAAAAGCTCAATAATTGAATTTGGATTTATTTTTTGTAGTTCAGCGTGAGGAATTGCCATTATGCCTCAAATACCTCTTCAAAAGTAAGATTCATATTTACCCTATCGTTGTATGGAATAGACGCACTTCTCCTAGTGCATTTAAAGTTTCTAGCAGAGGATTCTCCTCCTATCGTGTACTGAAAAGCATCTTGATCGTCAAAACGTGCATTAAGAAAAGTGTTTATTGTATTTGCTTGAGCCTGTGTAATATTAAAAACTAAACTAATTATGTGATAGCGTTTGTTTGCTGCAAGTCCTCGTACTAATCTTTGCTCATATCCATCACCAAGCTTAACAACAATATTGTCTTGCTCTATAGTTTGTGTCTCTCCGTAGGCTGGAGTGATTGAGGGAAAAGTTGCCATTATGCTAATAAACCTCCAGATCGTTTTTCTTCAACTAGTGTAGCTTTTATTGCAACAGCTATTTGCTCACCCAATTGTTGTGACATACCACTATCGCCTTGAACTGAGCTACCAGAGGCATCAACTGAGACATTGATGATATTTGTAACGCTGTCACCACCACCACCAATTGCACTATTAGGCACTATTGTCCCAGCAACTTTTGGTACAAATAACTCAGGCCCTCTTTCACCAACAATCGAAGCTTTCCCCACAGGTGGCCTTCCACCCTCTGCAAATAATCCTCCAAGTAGACCGCCAAGAAAACCTCCTAATCCTTTTTTCTCTCCGCCACTTGCACCCTTACCAAATGCCTCTCCAAAGCCACCAATAAGCTTGTCTATCTGTGCATCAATAATTTTATCTCTGATGCGGTTAAGCACGCCTGTCATTGCCTGTCCAAAGGTTTTCGCACCAGTTATAGCGTCCCTAAGATTGTTTTTTATACTTCCTTCAATCTCTTCACCTACTGCTG